ACAGAGTTATTAGCTAATGCTCTCTGTCCTTCATTCTCCCACCATTGACCTGACTTGGCATGACGCATTTGGTCATCACCTAAATTGGATAATGATATAAGTGCAGACCTACGTACTCCACCTACAACTACAACTTCACCAATCTTGCACATGATATCATGGCACTCAATAGGAAATAGTCTTCTCCCTTTAGCACCCTTAAACTTCTGTATGCAGAACTGAAATAACTCAACTAATGGTGCAGGTCCTGATGCTCTACCGCCAAATGTCTTTAGCCTTGCACCTGCAGGTCGTACTTGTGATACATCCCACTTAGGCACTTGACCTACATATAGCATAGCAATAAGTTCTCTCAATGCTTTTGCCCATCCGGGTCTGCTGTCACCCACAGTTATGACCGTAGTGCTGTCTTCAAAATGTTCATTGACTACAGGTAACTTGTCTACGTTCTCACGTTCAACAGAGAAGCCAACACCTGTGCCACACATAAGTATATACATACATTCGTCAAATGAACGTGGACTATCAACAGGTATGTAACTACAGTTATATCCACCGACATGACATCTATCTAAAGCAGGTCCTGATGTCATCAATGCTCTCATACTAGGCATGACACCCAAGTTCATTATTTGCTCTGACATTTTCTGTTTAAGTGCTTTAGTAATATTATATGAATAGTTATTTTTAAGATGTGTAGCCATATAGTCAAAATATCTATCAACTGTCTCACCCCAATTCTCTCTTCTTTGTTCATCATCTTTCCATCGTGCATAGCGAGAGAGTGCTATGAAGTTTTGATAGTCTGTTGGTAAATAGTTTTGTAACATTTTAATTTCCTTCCGCTAATGCTTTTATATTTTTAATTTTTACACCATCTATATCGTGTACGTATTCCTGCATGTGTTCTTTAAATTCTTCGTCAACCCTGCCATCCGCAGGCATAGGATATTCTTCAGGGTCTATTTCAAATGTTATCATCATTTTAACTCTTATTGACATCATAGACCTCTATTAATTTATCTAAATACCAACGTGCTTTCTTTAAATCTTCTACACCGTTTTTGTATTCATATCTCCATATATACTTTAGTATATTACCTTGTAGATAGTATTTAAAGCCATCTGTAGTGACAGCTTCAATAGCATCAATAGTTTCAATACCTGCCTTGTTATAATGAATAGGATGATTAACCATATCTTCTATCTCAATATTGTCAGACTGTATCTTTGCTTGTTCTTCTTTCATTCGTCTTGCCATATATTCACCATGCCTTTCCATTATGCGTTTCCTTCTGTGTCTGATTTAAAATTTAATGTTATGACATTGCCATCAACACTACTAACTTTATCCATAGCACATTTATCTTCTTTTGGCAAGTATAAATTAGCTTCTTTTTCACACTCTACCCTAAATTCATTATTCTTATCCATTGCAGGTATAGCACCACAAACTAATCTAGCAAAGTGCATCATACCATAGTAGTCTTCGTCATCTAATTGATTAGCATCAGATGTAACAATATTTACAGAAACTTCTCCTGTCCATACATGGTTGTCATCCATATGTGGCTTCAAGACAAGTATAAAGTCTTCAGGATTATATCTTGCAGTCATTAAACTCTCCTTTTTATTTTTGTACCGCCAAACTTTATAAACTTGGGGTGTTTGTTTTTACCTTTTTCTTTTAGCCAATCTTCAGGTATTATTCTATCATAGTATCTAAATCCATATTTATCACACCATTGACCATACGAAGACTTTGCACCTTTTCTTAACTTGCTCCTACTATTGGTAAATATAAATCTAATATCTAACTCAGGATGTTGTTTTTGTATAGCTAAATGTTTACGTCTATCTACTGCTAAAAATCTACCTTTCGTTTCTATTATTATACCATTGTTTAATATAAAGTCAGGGGTATAGGTACGATAAGCTAAATCTTCCCATTCTATTTTAATTGATTCATAAGAATATTTACATTTTAATTTAGTTAAGTAAAGTGAGAGAGTATGTTCTAACCCACTTCTATACCCATGCTTTATAGCTTCTCTTCTTATTTTATGAGGAGACACTTATTCACCGTGTAGTTTAATGTATTGAACCATTTTAGGTTCTTTAGCTAGTGACTTTTGAGCAGGTAATTCTTTTAGTGTTTCCCAACACGATTGCCTATAGTCACAAAAAGTACAGTTTTTATTTAAAACCATATTACCTGTAGGCTTACTTCTAAATGTTTCAGCTTCAGGTTCAAAACATCTTACTAACTCTTTACTATTTGCTTGCTCTATTGTCCTTTCTATTTTTGCTATTTCTTCTTTTAAGTCTATACCATCTGCCTTGACGTATTTAAATTGCCCATTGGCTTTATTTACAACCCACCATCCACCAATCTTTTTATCTGATGCGACTGCATAACCTGCTAATTGACCTACATAACCAAAGCTGTCACCATTTTTTAAAGTATCAATAGATTCAAATTTATATTTGTACGACCAATCAGATGCTGATTTTATATCATCAACTGCACCATCAACTACAAGGTCATATGTTCCTGAAACCTTTCTTTTGTTTTTTAAATCTAGTGTAACTTGCTCACTATTATCAAACTTCACTCCTGCTTGAGTTAGCAATGCTTTGAATACAGCTTCAACTATATCCCCTATCATCATATTCATAATAAATGTTGTAGGTTTAGGCATGGCTTTGCTCGGATGATTCTTTTCCCACCAAAGCTGACAGGAAGGTCTACCTACATTTGACATTCTGTAAGTAAACCCCCCTCTTCTACCACCATTAAATTGGCGATTCAAAGCATCTTTGATATCATTAGCAACAGTTTCTATAACAGATTCATCCATTTTAGATTTACCGTCTACGACTTCTTGCAGATACTTATGAACTGCCAATTCACCTTTATGATTCATTATTCAATGTCCACAAAGGTTTCTACAACTTCCATTTCATCGTCAGTCATTTTATCTGTAGCTTTCTTCTGCCACTCAGCGACAATGTATTCATTGTAGTTTTGCACCCATGCCATAAAGTCAGCAAATAAGTCTTGGTCTTTCTCTTCTATTGCCACAGACTTCTTTGTATCTAAGTTAGCTATAGGCAGAGCATATGGATTACCATTAGGTAAAGCCTTTTCTTCTGTAGTAAGATTAAAGGTATGCTGTATAGGTAACTTTTTTAACTTAGCTAATTTAGCAAAAGGTTCACCTAAAATCTTAAATGCATCTCTATTATCTATTTCCCATATAAAAGGTTTACTAATAATCTTATGCTCTTGTTTATCACTAGTCATGGCATCTACCATATCAACTGTACCAAACAACACACGTACTCTTTTGATTTGTTTAATTAAATCTTTAGTTTCTTGTGGTAATGCATCAAAGTCTTTTATATACCCTGCAGGCTTGCCACAATTAAAATTACCAAAGTTATCTTTCAAATCAATATTAAGATTGTCTGCCATAACTGTCTTTTGATATGAACCACGTTTCTCACCTTCTTTTGGGTTAACATTAGTGATAAATCTTTTATACATAAATCTTTGTAAGTATGGTCTTATAACTATACTATCGCAATAATATGTATTATCGTCAGGTACTTCGAGTTTATAGACACCACCGTTTATAGTCTCTACTTTAACTGCCTTACCATCTATTTCCATCTCACCCATGATAGGTGCATGTTGTATCTTCAAACGTGCAAGAGTATTAGTCTTTTGTTCTGAAGATGCTTCTACAGCCACACCCATAGCTTTAGCCATGCCTGCATAATTATTTGTATCTATTGTCGTTACGTCTGTTACTGCACTCATTTTATATATCTCCTTTCAATTAAGATGCCAAGTTATATCACATCACATCTTTAGTGTCAAGCCAATTATTACCTATTTTTGCTTCTAATAATAATGGTACATTTATATCAATGTTAAATTGTTTTTGTATTAAACTATTAATATAATCATTAACAGCTTTTATTATATTTATAACATCATCTACCTCATCAGGATGAACATCTATTACTATAGAATCGTGTACAGTATTTACTATGCAAGACTTCAAGTTCTTTAATTTTTGATGTATATCCATAAGAACTAAAGGAACTATATCTGCGGTGGCAAAACTCTGTACAGGATAATTCTTTATCTGTGTAAAGTGTGATACCTTACCACTTGGATATCGTTCTACATTAGGGAAAGAAAATTGTCTACCTGACGGTGTAGTTATCTTTCCTGTTTCTACAGCTTCTTTAGCCAATCTGGAGTGCCATGACTTGATGCCTTTGTACTTTTCTGTAAAGTGTTCGTAGTATTTTGCTTCTGCAAGGCTTCTTCCAAATCCTGTTGCTCCGTACAACGGTGCAAACGTATGTGCTTTAGCAGTTTGCCTATCCGTTGGCTGACCTGCATCACTAATAATTTTAGACGTATACGAATGTACATCAAATCCAGTTTTAACTTCCTCAATAGCAACCTCATCTTGTGATAAAAAAGCAGCAGCCCTAAACTCAAGCTGTGCAAAGTCAGCTTCAAGTATCTGACCTTTATTCCAACGTGAAACAAATACCTTCTTAACAGGAAAC